CTTTCTCACACACTCTCTATGCATGTACAACACCGTCCCTCTCTTTGTCTTGATCCACTCTGCATCCCCATTGATCACCTTCTGGCAGATGCAGCAGACCGGGACGGACATCTTCTTGCTGTTATTCATTTTCCAACCGCCTCTCTGTTTCTGTCTTCCAGTTGATCCAGAAACCAGTTGACGATCGGTGCTGCCACAGATTCTTCTTCTATGGCCGGTGTTGGTCCTTCCCATTTCCGCACCAGGCGTGTCCCATGGCTTTCCATGATCGCACCGGCATCTTTTATCACATCTTCCCAGGCATCAAACTGTTTATCTTTCACCTGGTCCCGCCATTTGATCCAGAACTTCTGCGCCTGACCGAGAATGGCCGCTACTTCCGCATTTTCCATCGGTTTATCTATCAGCTTGCTACTCAAAATTTATCACCTCATCAAACGGGATCTGCTCATCTGGCTGGACTTTTGTTATCCCTTCCCAGCCAAGGTTCCAGTCAAATGTCTCTGGATTTTCTGAAATACGCTTTGAACCTTCCTGGTAGTAAAGCCGGATCCCGTCCCTGCTTGTCCTGCCTGTCAGCCTGTTTTTATGTATGGTCAGCAGACGATCACAGCTGGCTGATTCTTCTCCCGTCTTCTTTGGTCTGGAATACTTAAGAACCACATCCACCAGGTTTGTGATATTGCTGCTTCCGGCCACATCATCATTTCCGAACTCGTTTCCAGTGGATTTCCTTGGATGCGCGATCAGGAAGATGAGCACGTTATATTTCTTCGCCATAAGAGCCAGTGCCTTAACAAACTTCGTCTGCTGCCGGTACAGGTCCGATGCAATATCATCTGTGATCGCCGTCATAAGATTGTCTATGAACAGCACCCGGCAGCCATACTGCACAACTGCCTTTTCCATTGTCTTCAAAAGACTCTCATCCTCTTCCTCATCCTGCTGGACGATCCCGTTGTCATATATGTACGCCTTTCCCCTGTACCACTGTTCGATCTGCGGGATACAGTTTCCGTCAATGCTGTAGGACGTATAGCCGAAATTGGATACCAGGGTGTTTATATGCTGCCTTCCAGCCACCTGCAGGTCAAACCATGCACGGAAGTACCAGTCCATCAGCTCACCGGAATAAAAGAAGGTCGTATATCCCGCTGCAATGGCAAAAGTCCCAAACTGGGATGCCAGGGTAGATTTTCCTTCCCCGCGCTCTCCAGTAAGCAGGATAAGCTGACCTAAATAAAACCCACCGATGATCTTGTCCAAGGATGCGATACCGCTCCTGAGCTTTTCCAGCTTTGACAGATCCACCCGTTTAACTTCTTCCAGTGGCTTTATCCTTTTTGCCGGTATGGCCTGTGCGTTCTCTACAGCCATTCTGACGGCTTCTTTCCCGTAAGCCATAAGAAGTTCGTTTGCATCCTTGCAACCCCGGTAATCGTCCATTCTGACGCATTTCACGCACCCTTGGAAGCGCTGCTGCATTTCTTCCAGCAAGGTGATGTGTCCGTTCTCGCAGTCCCCAAACACGACCAGGGTCTTAAACTTTGCCAGGAAGTCCCAGCAGTATGGGATCCAGGTAAATCCTTTTGCTCCGGTTGGAACGCTCACCACATTCTCGATCCCAGCCTCCACAACGGAAAGAGAATCGATCTGGCCTTCCGTAAGAATCAGGACCGGGTTATCCAGGTTGCAGTGGTTCATTCCAAACAGGATCGGCTTGCAGTCCGCTTCACACCATTCCTTGTTTTTATCAATGCCCTTACGGAACCCGGTATTGCGGTACTTTACAAAGTGCAGGATCTCATTCTCGTCATAAAACGGGAATACCAAGATCTTTTCATTGTCATTCCGCACTGTGATGTTATACCGTCTGGTCACAGTCTCCGATATTCCCCTGGATTCCATGTAGGCAACCGCAGCCGGTTTTGCTTCCGGCCGTTTCCTGGTGTGGATCTTCCGGAACTGCTTTTTGCTGCTGTAGTACTCATCCACTTCCGTACCAAGGGAAACATTAAAATCCTTGGAAAGCGTGATCATGTTCCCATGGGCTCCACAGCTTTCCCTCAAGCATTTAAACTGTCCGGTCTGCAGATTGATTGAAAATGTTCCACGGTCTTTCCTGTTCTTTCCACCAAAACAGTATGGGCACTGTTCAAACTGAAGCTCATCGCCTTTCTGTCTGCTCTTGCCTCCGATCTCCTGAGAGAACCGGAATGCATCGTCTGCTTTAAATTCATAGATCCCCATTTCTCTTCTTCCAGTCCTCCCATGAACGGATCACTGTGTCATCATCTTCTCCCCAGAGATCGATCCCTTCTGTGTCATCCTCCCCGTCAAAAAGAGGCGCCGCAGGCTCTTTCTTTATTTCTTTATCATTCTTATATTCTTTATCATTCTTGTTAGTTGTTAGCTCTTTGTTAGCTGTTTGTTGGCTCTTTGTTAGCGCTTTGTTAGGTTCTTTGTTAGCTTCCTTGTCAGCAACACATCTGTTTTTACTGGAAACTCCTGTATTAACAACATTTTCTGCCCCACTGTCATTTGTTGGTAACATTGTTAGTTCGCTTGTTGGATTTTCAGGATTTAACACTTTTGTAATACTTTTGCTTTGTTGGCTATTTTCTGACAATTTAACAGGCCCTGTTTCCTTCCCCTGGTACTTCTCCCAGTTTACGATCGTAATAAGGCGCCCTGTCTTCGTGGAAGTGTTGGTCAGGAAACCTAACTTTTCAAACCGTTCCAATGCGGTCCTCACATTTTGAATTGTTACACCCTGACCACATTCCCTGACCAGGGAATTAAGACTAGTGATCAGCTGCCCTGGCTTGCAGACGTACTGATTATCTTTCCATTCCCACTTATTTTCCTCATGATTAGCCAGCAGCAGAATGGTTATAAGAACAACCTTCTGTTCCGGTGAAGACAGCTGCCATATAGACTTCGATTTTAATTCCCGGTAAAGCTTCACCCAGCCACCATTAACCATACTCTCCATTCTCCAATCGCTCCTTTAAGTCCCTGTACAGTATCTCCCGGATCAGCCTTCCTGATGTCTCTTCCTTGCAGAAAATCAGGTTTGCGTTATAACGGACCAGCCATGCTGTCACAGACGCAGCAAATGCATTTGCATGGAATCTGCTGCGGTATTTTCCGTTTAACAGATTCTCCCAGCTTGCGTTTTCGCATAATAGATATACCCGGCACCCATGATCCTGGGCACGTTCAAACTCATTCTGGAACCGCTTCCGGCTCCGTGTGTAGCACTCTGCCAGCTCATCCAGGTTCATCTTCCGCTCCACTGCACACACGGGTATTACCGTCTGGGAAATATCATGGATCTGCTTTCCATCTGGAAGAGTGGCATTATAGGTATAGTCCCCATAATTCAGTACAGCCCGTCTGATAGGGACACCGAAAGAGGCATAGCGTTTATGCGCCCTCTCCGTGTCCTGCTCACGGGTATCCACCAGGATCTCAAAGCTGTCCAGGACTTTCTTCTGCTCAAAAACATCCATAGTGATCAATCAAACGGAAGTGCCTCATTAGAGCCGTCCGGAATACTCATAAAATCGTCTGTAGAAGGCGCAGGAGCCGTTCCTGGACGGTTAGCCAGCAGTTTATCATCTGGAAGTTTATAATTGCCAGAACGCACCTTCTCGACGCTGCACAACTGTGCCAGGTTGATAGCCCTGCCTACATTTCCGTCATTCTTCTGGTACTCTCTTTCGTTGAAAAGACCACCGATCAGCTTACCCTTGAATTTCTTCTCATCCCAGTCAAAGTGGTACCCTGTATTGGAACTTTCCAGAGCTTCTGTAACGGTTTTAAAGCGGCGCTTTGTCCAGCCGTCCTTCTCTGTCCCATCGTCGTTGGGAACGTTAAGAAGATAATTGCAGTGCCACTTCTTATCCTCCTGCTGCTGGTTGTGATACTCATTGGCAAAAAAGTCTTTGTATTCCCCTTCTGCCACATCACAGCTGATCTTAATATACTGTCCGTTCCGGTTCTCACAAACCTCCGCTCCCATGATTTTCAGGACATATCCGCCCTTTGGAAGGACCGGAATATCTCCATATGCTTTTGTGTTGTCATAATCTCCAAATCTCTTTATTGCCATTACTCTTGTATCCTTTCTTTCTGCTGTTTAATATTCTTCCAGTTCTTTGATCACTGCTGTGATATCATTGGGTATCTCATCCGCTTCAAATGCTCCCAGCGGCGTTTTTACCGTATTTCTGTCTGCATGGGTATGGAATATATAGTTTCCGTCCTTGCACTCTGCCAGAAGGACCGTTGTGAGCTTTGATTCCAGGACGATCTTGTCCAGCTTGCGGCCATTGGTCTTGATCCTGGTAAACACGATCCCGTTATCATCAGAAACTGTTTCGGAATGTGCGATGATGATGACTGTCAGATCATCCCTCATGGTCAGCGCATAATCGATGATCTCCCAGATGTAGGAAGCCAGATCCGACCATTTCCCGTATCCCTGGACTTTAAGATTACGCATTTCTTCTGCAACCATAAGTCCGTTGATGGTATCGATCACAACAGTCTTAACGTGCTTTGCCTTATCGGATTCCTCGATATTTTTTAAGATACCAAGGACAATGGATGGAAAGTTTGTCTGCCTATAGTTATTGGCTGCAGCATTATACTGGTCTCTCCAGCCTTTCCAGTTAAGTCCTTTTTTATCACAGTCAATGTAATATGTTGTGGATGGGTCCAGGTTCCGGCAGCTGGTTGTCTTGCCGGATCCGGACTCTCCCATGATCCCAATTACCTTTGCCATTTATACCTGCACCTCCACCATTTCTTCCGGCTTCATCACCAGCGTTGTATGTATCGTGTCTGTATGACAGTCCACCTTGATGTATTTCTCATCTGCCCGGATCCCGTCGATCTGGAAATCGACCCAGTTGCCATAGTCTCCGTATTCCACCTGAATCTGCTGTCCTACAGTCAGTTCCTTTGCTTTTACTGTCATTTTGCTTCCTCCTGTCCCTTTTCAGCTCTCTCTGGATCCACTCCAGCAGCTCCTGTAAGAATCGCTTTAATGGCGGTCCCTACGGATGAAGGTGCGTAAAGGATCTCTGCATCAAGCAGCTTAACAACTGTTTCATTGCGGAGCCTGCACTGAAGCAGTTCCATATATTCCTGTAATGTGATCTCAATTGTTCTTTCTTCCATCTGTTTTATCCCCTTCCAGTTTTCGGTTTAACATATCTGCATCAACAGATATCCGTTTCGGTTTTCCATAGCCAGTAAAGCGACTGGCATTTAAAAGCTCTTGAACACGGTTCGTTCCATTCCTGCGGCGGCTCATGCTCCCACTTCCTTCAAGCCCTGGTCCCGGATCAGGCGCTCTTTCCATTCAGCAAGCTCTTCTGCATCCGGTGCCACGATATCTTCATGTACTGGAACCGCTAGGATAAAGTCACCTACAATGGGATACCCATAAAAACGGGATCCTGTCCTGTTTAATGGAAGCTGCTTTAAGATGCCTTCTTTATCCACCAGCATCATTACTGGCTTACCAAAGTAGTCAAACATCCTCTGCGTCTTTACTGTCTCAAACATGCCACCCACAACTTTCTGAATGGCCCTGTAATCATCACAGTCCACATCAACAACGGAAATTTCATTGCTGCTGGTGATCTTTATTGTCTTTGCCATCTTGCAATTCTCCTTCTCCCTCCGTATAATGAGGGTGTGAAATTATTTTTCTTTTGGACCTTCCGCAGTTGCCGCTGCCTGGGTCCTTTTTTATGTAGCCTCTGCATGCCTGTAAGCGGCTTCTCTCCATACACCGGTTCTTCCTGATGCAGGTACCGCACTGGTCTTCCCGCACAGCCATCACAGCACCTGGACCGCAAGCGCAGCCCCAAGCATCATGAA